GCCGATGCCAATGTTCTTAAATCATAACGACATGGGTATGCCTGTCGGTGAATGGAACGATGTCACATTTGACGAAGATGGAATGTCCGCAAGCGGCAAACTATATCTCAACACCGTGGCTGGCTCAGATTTATATTCCGTATTAAAAGAATCCCCAAATATGTTTGGCGGTGTTTCCGTTGGTGCATACGCTGACGAAGCCCGTTATGTCAACGCAATGGGCGAAGAATTTGATATGGACGCAATGGACGATGAGCAAGACGCTTATTTCCAAATTACTAAAGGCGGGTTGCGTGAAATTTCGGTAGTTATGTACCCGAATAATCCTGAAGCAAATATTTCACAACTTGAATATTTTGACGCTGAAGGCAACGCTAACCCACGAGCAGTTGAGAAAGTCTTGCGTGATGCAGGGCTATCCCGAAAGGATGCGACCACCGCATCTTCTATCCTCAAAAAAGTATTAGAACAGCGTGATGCTACTAAGACTATTGAGGAAGCCCCAAAGCAGGGTGAGCCTGATGCGGTGGTCAATGAAGCCGATGCAATTCTAAAAGCCCTAGAGGAAAGAGAATTGTTGAAGGCACTCTCCAAACGACTTTAAGGAATTATCATGCTAGACAAAATCACCGAAAAGCTAGACGCAATCGAAGCCTCACAAGTTGCTAAGATTGAAGAAGCAAAAGTTGCAGCGGTTGCCGCTGTTGAGGAAGTAAAAGCATCTTTTGAAGAAAAAGTTGCCGCACTAGAGGCGAAGGTTTCTTCTATTTCATCCGTGCCTGTCATTAAGACTTATAAAACAGTCGCTCAAGAAATTAACCGTTCTGTTAAAGAACAAATCCGTGACTTTTATAAATCCGGTGCAAAGGTTCAAAAAGAACTGACTATGTTTGCAGACGAGTCGCAATATGCCGCATACATGACCGAAGCATCAGCCCTCACAGGTAGCGGTGCAGGTATTGGTGGACGCACGGCTTACGATCCAGTATTCGCACCTTTGCGTTTGCTTAATCCTATGCGTGGCGTTGCCCGTGCGGTTGCTACGGATGGTGCTACCTATCAATTCCGTGCCAAAGTTGGTAACGCTGGCGCAGCTTGGGGATACACAATCCAAAACAACGGTGCGGACACAACTGAAAACACAAACATTTGGCAACTTACCTTGCAAGATTTGAATGTCCAGTTTCCAATTCGTACAGCCGCACTTGATGACATTGATGGTCTAGAAGCTAATGTCGTGAGCGATATGTTGGCAGAATTTAGCCAATCAGAAGCTCTCAGCATGATTCAAAACAACGACCAAGCCGCACAGTCTGCCACTAACCCATACGGCGGCACAAACGGTCTGCGTGGTCTTGACCAATATGCGGGTGCAAATGCTACATACGCAGGTGGAACAATCTCTACCGCAGCGTTTGGCACAAGTGGCACAGGTTCATCAAGCGGCTTGCATAGCTTGGCAACCTATGACCAAATCACTACTAACGCTAACACCGTTGGTGCGGCTAACATCAAGTACAAAGATGTTGTAAATTTCATTTACAGTTTGCCACAACAGTATTGGACTTCAACGGCTTGCTTTGTTGTGAATCCAGTATTGCTTCAGCAAATTCGTGGATTGGTAGATGACCAAGGTCGACCAATTTATGTAGACGGTTTAGCCCGTGCTGATGGAATCGTTGGTTCGTTGCTTGGCTTTGATGTTGTCGTTAACAAGTACCTTGACAACCCATCACAGCCCACAACGGGTGCGGCAGGTACAACTAGCTTCTACCCAATGTACTTTGGTGACTTCCAGAAAGGCTTTACCATTGTTGACCGTTTGAACATGATTCTGCGTAGATACGACCAGACATTGCCCGGCTTTATCACTTTCTACGGTGAAAAACGCTTGGCAACTTCCGTGGTTGATCCATTCTCAATCATTCGCTACCGTTCAACTGGCACGGCAAACTAAGTAAGAAACGGGGAGGGGTAAAACTCTCCCCGATTGCTAATTATTACTGGAATAAATATGAGCCTAATTCTTGAATCCATTAAGACAGCCCTGCTTGAAGGCAGCGCAACCGTTAATCTGAAAGAAGCGTCTTCGCTAACTGGGTCGGGTTCGGATGTTGGCGGTCGTGTAATTTATGATGATGCTTTTGCCTCAAAGCGAGAGCATAATCCTTTGCGTGATGGTTCACGCATTATTGAAACAATCGGTTCAGACCAAGCGTTTGTTGTCAAAACTGGTAACGCTACCTTGATCGAAAACAGCACTAACAATCCTTGGGGATACCCTGTAAATAACAACACGGGTTCACCAAACATCGCTACATCATTTTGGCAACTTCCGGTGCGTTCACTTAACGCAGGTGTGCCAATCCGTTCGGCGGTAATGTCTGACATTAACGGAATTGAAGAAGCCATTGTTTCGGATTTAATGTTGGAATTTTCGCAGCAAGAGTCCCTTTCAATGATGTTTAATAATGACCAAGCCGGAAGCACTACAGTCAACTACGGTGCAACAAGCGGCTTGCGTGGGCTTAACAGCTACACAGGAAGCACAAGCGCAGCAGCCTTTGGTACTAGCGGTTCGGCAATTACAAACGGCGTACACACGGTTTTACAAGTAGCACAAGCAACAGCCGCAGCGGTTGTATACGATGACCTAGCAAACCTACAAGCAGCTTTGCCTTCACAGTATCTATACAAAGAAACAACCGCATGGATAATGCACCCAACGACTATTGGCGCATTGCGTAAACTTAAAGCCTCGACAACCGCTAATAACTTTATTGAAATTGGTGATGATGATGGCGGCGCAGTCCTTTACATCTTTGGGCATCGTGTTATTCCAAACCCATACATGGATGTGGCTGGCGTGGGCAAGTATCCGGTCTACCTTGCTGAATGGTCGCAATTCTTTACGATTGCCGACAACGAAATGATGAGCATTAAGCGTTTTGACCAAACATCTCCGGGCTTTATTTACCTCTTTGCCGAAAAGCGTGTTTGCTCTACGATTCGTGATGTGTTTGCTGGTGTGCGTCTGGTTGGTGTTTAAGGATAAATTATGCCTGTCGAAAGTGGCAATCCATACCTAGGCACTAGCCGTAACCCGTTTAACTATGAAAAAGTTGAGCAGGTTAGCCGTGACATTGTTACGGAATGGTTGACGCTTGAGGAAATTACTCAACAGCTAAACCTTTTCCAAGACGAGAGCCAAGACAGCTATTTGAGCAGCATTGAGTTAGCGACCCGTATGGCTATCGAAGATTACCTTGGTATGTCCATATTCCCCGTCACTTATAAATGCTACTACGGCACTTTTAATGGCATGGGTGGCACACAAGTAAGTCTAGACTTACCCGAAGTGTCGCAAGCCTTTCAAGGACAGGCTGGCATAACTATTAACTCGGTTCAATACTATAACGCCAACACGCCGCCCGTATTGGTTACGGTTGCAAGCTCAACCTATTATTACGACCCAACGGGCAATAAAGTAGTTGTGAGCGGTTTGCCTGAAACCATCAACAACTACAACACTAATCCGATTGTTGTGACCTATACCTGCAACGCCAATCCAGTTGCACAATATCCTGTCATTAAACAAGCGGGATTGATGTTACTGACGCACATTTATAACAACCGTAGCAACACAACGGCTGGCGTTTTGCACGACATTCCTTTTGGAGTATCAGCATTGCTCCGTCCATATAAGCCTTTGGTGCTTTGATGGCGATTGCTCGATACGAAAACATAAATGTAAACAATGTCACCAATAGCATAAATGCTTACGGTGAGCAGACTACAACAATTGCATTATGGTTTGCAACACGGGCAATAGTTGCTGATGTAAGTAATACCGTAAGAATTAGTGAGCGTTATCGTGTGTATTCTGATTTAGTTAATTTAACTTTAAACTACACGCCTAACACAAAGCAAATGGTTGATGAACAAAACTTGTTTTCAATCACATGGCGTGAGTACGATTGGCGCATTATTGATTGTAGGGAAGCTAAC